TATGACAACATTTTCTGAAGCAGACGTAAACAAATTGAAGCATCTTATTAAAGAAGGCATTCAAGTAACACAAGAAGTAGAAACACTTAAAGAAGGACTTCGCGATACAGTAAAAGCAATCGCAGAAGAGATGGATATTAAACCATCTATCCTTAATAAAGCAGTCAAGGTTGCATACAAGGCAGAGTTTGCCAAAGCACGTGATGAGTTTGATGAACTTGAAACTATCCTAACAACAGTAGGTCGCGATAGTTAATGAGTTATGTAGACGGTTATTTTAATAGAGATAAAGATTGTCTACATGTAGTAGAACGTGTTAACGGCCAGCGAGTTTACAAAGACTTTCCTGCTCGTTATCAGTTCTATTACAAAGACCCACGTGGCAAATATACAAGTATATTTGGCGATAAACTTGATCGTGTTGTATGTAACACAAGCAAAAAGTTTAATACCGAAAAAAAGATTCATGGACACAAAAAGTTATTTGAGAGTGATATTAATCCACTGTTTAGATGCTTTTCTGAGAATTATGATCCTACAGAAACACCAGAACTACACACAGCATTCTTTGATATTGAGACAGACTTTAATCAAGAGAAAGGCTTTGCTCCACCAGAAGATCCATTTAATGCCGTAACGGCAGTTAGTGTGCATTTAAGTTGGTTAAGCAGAACTATTTGTCTTGCTATTAAACCTGATACACTAACTAAAGAACAAGCACAAGAAATATGTGATAAGTTTGAAGACACAATTTTGTTTGACACTGAGAAAGAGATGCTTGAAGCATTTCTTAGTTTAATAGACGATGCAGATATCTTAACAGGCTGGAACAGTGAAGGCTTTGATATTCCATACATGGTTAATCGTGTAGCTCGTGTGTTAAGCAAAAGTCATACACGCCAGTTTTGTTTATGGGGCCAATATCCTAAACGTAGAACATTTGAAAGATTTGGTGCAGAAAACGAAACATTTGATTTGTTAGGCAGAGTTCATTTAGACTATATGCAATTGTATCGTAAGTATACATATCACGAAATGCACAGTTATAGTTTAGATGCAATTGGCGAATATGAACTTAATGAGCGTAAAGTTGACTATGAAGGAACACTAGATCAGTTATATAACAATGACTTTGAGACGTTTATTGCGTATTCAAGACAAGATGTTGACTTGTTGGTAAGACTAGATGAGAAGCTACAGTTTATTGACTTAGCAAATGTGTTAGCACATTCTAACACAGTATTGCTACAGACAACAATGGGTGCGGTTGCACAAACAGACCAAGCTATTGTAAACGAAGCACATCAGCAAGGCTTTATTGTTCCTGATAAAAAGTTTGATAAAGATACTACACAGGCAGCAGGCGCCTATGTTGCAGATCCTAAACGTGGAATGCATAAGTGGATTGGTAGTATGGACTTAAACAGTCTATATCCTAGTATTATTCGCAGTTGTAATATGAGTACCGAGACTATTGTTGGTCAAGTGCGACATACATTTACACGTGACTTGCTTGACAAAGCAAAAACAGTTCCAGAAGCATGGGAGGGTCGTTTTGCAACACCCGAGTATGAACTTGTTATGGACAAAGATACAACAGAATTAATGCATATTGACTTTGAAAGTGGTGAGAGTATAGAAGCCACTGGTGCAGAGATATATGAAATTGTGTTTAACAGTGGACAACCTTGGATTATTAGTGCTAACGGCACAGTATTTACATATGAGAAAAAAGGTATTATTCCTGGACTACTAGAGCGTTGGTATGCAGAACGTAAAATACTACAAAAGAATGCCATTGATGCACGTGAAGAAGGCGGAGATAAGTTTGCGTTTTGGGATAAGCGACAGTTGGTTAAGAAGATTAACTTAAACAGTTTGTATGGTGCGTTACTTAATCCTGGCAGTAGATTCTTTGATAGTAGGCTAGGACAAAGCACAACACTAACAGGACGTAGCATTGCAAGACATATGGCGGCCAAGTGTAATGAAATTATGGCAGGCAAATATGATCACGTAGGAGAAAGCATTGTTTATGGTGATACTGACTCCACATACTTTAGTGCATATCCTATTCTTAAGCCTGAGATAGACAAAGGTGAAATACAGTGGGATAAAGATACTATTACAAGTTACTATGAAGCAGTTTGTGAAGAAGTAAACAAGACATTTCCTAATTACATGAATAAAGCGTTTCATACCACAGTAGATTTGGGTGCAATTATTGCCGCTGGTAGAGAAATATCAGCACAGTCAGGTCTCTTTATTACTAAGAAACGTTATGCAGCATTGGTATATGACAACGAAGGTAAGCGTGAAGATTCTGACGGCAAGCCAGGTAAAGTAAAAGCAATGGGCTTAGATCTAAAGCGTAGTGATACGCCAGCATTTATGCAAGAGTTTCTAAAAGAACTATTAATGATGACGCTTACTGATGCAGGTGAAGAAGCAGTTATTAAACGTATTATTGAATTCCGCAAAGAATTTCGTAGCATGGACAGTTGGAAAAAAGGCACACCAAAGCGTGTTAACAATCTAACTAAGTTTCGTGGCATTGTTGCAAATTATGACAAGTCTAAGAACAAAGCTATTAGAGACGGACGCAGTGCCAAAGATATTAAGAAGCCAGCATTGCCAGGTCACGTAAGAGCTGCATTAAATTGGAATCAGTTATGTAAAATAAATGATGACAAGTATAGTCTTGAGATTACGGATGGTATGAAAACTATTGTTTGTAAACTTAAAGATAACCCATTAGGCTTTACAAGTGTAGGCTATCCTACAGATGAAACACGTCTCCCACAGTGGTTTCAAGAACTTCCATTTGATGATGATCTTATGGAACACACTATTATCACTAAGAAATTAGAAAACTTATTGGGTGTGTTGAAGTGGGATTTAGATGCAGGGTCGGCACATAATACATTTGCAGATTTGTTTGATTTCTAATGAATATTTTTAAAATATTGAAATAAATACTATTATGGAAATAATTGGTATAACAACAACTGTCGTATTTGTCTCTATTGTATGGTTCTGCATAGTCTTATTAATAGCAAAGAAGCTTAAAATTAAGAAAGATGCACCGTTTCATAAGATAATAACATGCTTATTAGTAATGGGCCCTATTGGTTGGAGCATTATATTAGTCATTATTGCCTACGATCTAGTAGATAAACTCACTAAAAAGTAAGAAAATAGTCAAAAAAAGTTATAAACCCTTGATCTACAAGGGTTTTTTTATGGCTATAAAGGTTGACAACCAAGATATCTTAGTGTATTATAGTATATGTAAGTTAGAAAAAAGGCGGAAATATGGTTACTATAAACATAAAAGGCGGCACAAAAACACAAAAGAAATATACTAAATCTATGGTAAAATTTTGTGCTGATATGCTTATGCCTAGAATTCATAATTTAGAAATTAACTTACGCCTTAAGGATTTTAAAGAAGATGATTCGTATGGATATGCATTAGCAACTGATGATGCTGATGCTAATCGTCCTAGAGAATTTGATTTAGATATTAACACTGATGCACGTTTACGAAGACTACTTGAAACAGTAGCACACGAAATGGTGCATGTAAAACAGTTTGCACGTGGCGAATTATATCAGAGTTCAATGACAGCAAAGCATCGTTGGCAGGGTAATTGGCAACGTAGTGAAAAAGAGTATTGGGATCTACCTTGGGAAATAGAAGCACATGGTAGAGAATGTGGATTATTTTGTAGATGGGCAGAAAAGCATGGACTTGCCGATAGGGCATGGACAAAAGACGACTAATAGAAACTTAATAAGAGCAGGTGATAACATGACTAAACTTAATTTCTTCGGTGGTATGTTTAATACTTTTACCATGATGATACTAATAATTGGATTAGCATCAACAACTCAAGCAGATAGTAAAACATATCGTTTTGGTGCAGATGAATTTCCTGAAGTGCATTGTTTAGCACTAAATATTTACTACGAATCACGTGGAAGTAATTTTGCAGATCAAGTAGCAGTAGCAGATGTTGTATTAAATCGTGTGCAAGACTCACGTTATCCAGATACAGTATGTAACGTTGTTCATCAAGGTAAGCAAAAGCCTAGTTGGAAAGACAACAGTGTTATGGTAATGGTTCGTAACAAGTGTCAGTTTAGTTGGTATTGTGATGGTAAGGCAGATACTCCAAATCAAGGAGATGCATGGGTTAATGCACAAACAGTTGCATGGAGAATTATGCAGTTTTCAGAATATAGAGGTATTACAGAAGGTGCAACACACTATCATGCAACATATGTAGAACCAAATTGGGCAGGATCTTTACAACTAATAGGAACAATAGGTAAACATGTTTTCTACAGATGGAACTAAAAAAGTCTGGAACATAGTTATTGATAAGAAAATTGAT